TTAGTTATAAATAGCATAGTGGTATCGTAAAATAGATTCTCTCTAAAAATTTCCAATCGAATTGAAAAAGTTATGGATAGAATTTTAATCTTAATGAATACTATTTGATTAAATATTAATTTAATGTTAACAGTTTTTAAATATAGGTTAACAATTGATTAAATATTAAGCAAATGTTAACTGCATATTGTGATAAATAAAACTTATCAGGGGGGGGTGGGTATTTGTAATCCTATAATAATCACAGTATCACACCAAATATATCAAAAGGAAAAAAGGGGGCTATTCAAACATTGCGATTAAATTTTAAAAAAAAAAGTAGATTTAGATAAAATCTATTGACAAATTGCGTCGGGCTGTTACACCACCCTCCGCATTAACACGAGAGTGTATTCATGAAAATACGCATGAAGTTTCTTATGAAAAGGAGTATAATATTACTAAGAATGAGAAATTGTTCTATTTTCTAACGAAAGGAGACCATTATGTGGACTAAACCTGCTGCTACCGAAATGAGATTCGGTTTTGAAGTAACAATGTATGTATGCAATAAGTAATTATTATTAAATACATTAAAAAGCCAGATTTTAAGTCTGGCTTTTTTATTATTATATTATATATATATTATAAAATATAATATATTATATATATATTATATTTTATTATTAATTATATATATTAATTATTTATTATATACTAAAGAACCTTCTTTGTCAAGAAGTTTCTAAACTATTCTTGAATACCTCTTACCACTTGACAATAAACCTCTTCTGTGGTATAATTATTGTATATTCTCCTAAATGGGTAAAGAAATGACAGAAGAAGTAAAGATCGAAGTAGAGAAAGCTGTTTCTGAAGAGAAACCAAAACGAAGAGGTGGTAGACGACCTGGAGCAGGTAGACCTTCTCTAGTGAGAGAAAATATAAAACGGGCTGAAGAGGGGCTTCCCCCCATCCTCCCCAATAAACGCATTACCAAGAAGAAAACAAAGAGTGATGCTATTCTTCCTCAAAGCAAGAAAGCTAGAAGTCAAGAAGTGTTAGCTGAGATGCTCGGAAGAAAAGGTAAATACATTGTTCAGAAAGTTTTAGATAAAGCTCTGGATGATAATGACGAAGATCAGATGGCTTGTTTAAAAATTGTAATGGATCGTGTTCTCCCGTCCGATTACATTTCTAAGATGAAAGGGAAGAACAACCAAATCTCTATTCAGATTATGGGAGTAGGAGAAACAACAATATCTTCCCAAGAGGAAGAAGTCATTGACGGAGAGTATACAGAAGAAAATGAGTGACAACTTTACACCTTATGCAATCATCATGGGAGACTATGCTGATAAAGAAGCAATAAAAAGATATGGAGAAGAGCTTCCTGGAGGTAAGAGGGATGCTTTTCGTCATTTAGTGTGGCAAGCTAATTTACAGCGTAACTACCCTTCTCTAGCTAAAATGATTGGTGACTTACATGAGTCTAAATATTTTCCAATATTAGGAGGTAGAGGTCAAGGAGAAGCTGAAAGACAAATGGATTTATTTAATAACGAACTCGGTCGAAGAATTGCTGACCAAGCAAAAACAGAAGAAGATGTCTATCGCATTGCTGAAGAAATGATTAAACAAGAAAAAGCTAAGGTTCTTCCAGTAGACCAAGTATGGGCAGAATACAAATACAAATGACCGACGAATTTATTCCTTACGCAGTGATTCCTAACACTGCTTCAGAGATGAAGCAAAGAGCTGAACAAAGTTATCCGTATCTTCAAGATAAAGATTTAAATGTGGTTTACAATCCAGATAGAGAACAAGGGATGCTAGAGTTCTATCCTCCTGGAGAAGTAGGGAGTAAACAATATCCTAGACCTGAGCAATTCCCTATAGACAAGTTTGGTGTTGATATAAGGAGTCCAATGACAAGACCGATAGATGTTCTTGGAGACTATGTCTCACATTATGGCATTTACACTGATCCAGTGTTAATGGCAAGTTACAAAGAAATAGAAAAGTCGTTGACAGGAGAACAAAAAGATTTTCTTAAACGACAATACGAAGATTACAAACGAGGTTACTTTGTAGATGAAGGAGGAAACAAAGTCCCATTAGGTGAAAAAGAATCAAGATCATTTGAAGAGTGGTTAGATGCTTCAGGGATGCCTGGATTCTATAGAGGAAATATTTTTAACCAGTGGGAAGATAAATACTACACACCTCGACAGTTAGAATTATTTAGTCAGGCTAAAAAATATTTAGGTGTGAATGACTAGCTTAAAAGTAAAGCTACACGATAAACAGCTTGAAGTGTTTAATGATAACACTCGATTTAAAATTGTTGCTGCAGGTAGACGATTTGGTAAAAGTAGATTAGCTGCTTGGCTTCTTTTGATAGAAGCCTTAAAGAGTACATCCAAAGATGTATTCTATGTTGCACCTACTTACCAACAAGCTAAAGATATTCTTTGGAGTTTGTTAAAAGAGTTAGGGCATGAGGTTATCCAATCAGCCCATGAAAATACTTCAGTCTTAACTCTTGTTAACAACAGAAAGATTTATTTAAAAGGTGCAGATAGACCAGACACTCTTCGAGGTGTTGGTTTAGCATTTTGTGTTATTGACGAATATGCAGATATTAAACCTAATGTATGGGAACAAATTTTAAGACCTGCATTAGCAGATGTACAAGGTAAAGCATTATTCATAGGAACACCTAAAGGTAGAAATCATTTCTATGAATTATTTAAATATGCAGAGAGTGGTAGAGATGAACAATGGAAAGCTTTCCATTATACATCATATGACAATCCTCTAATCCCTGCATCTGAAGTAGAAGCAGCTAAAAACTCTATGAGTAGTTTTGCATTCAGACAAGAGTTCTTAGCTTCATTTGAAGCAGCAAGTAGAGATTTATTTAAAGAAGAATGGATTGAGATTGATGACAACGAACCTGATGATGGTAGGTATTTTATTGCTGTTGACTTGGCAGGGTTTATTAATGTTGATAAAGAGTCGAGCAATAAAAATAAAAAACTAGATGAAACAGCCATAGCTGTTGTTAAAGTAAATGATGAAGGATGGTGGGTTGCAGACATCCTACATGGTCGATGGGATATTAAAGAAACTTGTAACCAACTTATTAGAGCCGTTATGAAGTATGAACCAATCTCAGTTGGGATTGAAAAAGGAAGTTTAAAAAATGCAGTGCTTCCTTACATGATGGATTTAATGCGTAAGAATAATTTTTATTTTAGAATTGATGATTGCACTCATGGCAATCAAAAGAAAACAGACAGAATTGTTTGGGCTCTTCAAGGTAGGTTTGAACATAGAAAAGTTAAACTAAACTTTGGAGAATGGAACAATGAATTTATTGACCAATTGGTTAACTTTCCTAATAGTCAACTGCATGATGACTTGATAGATGCGTTAGCTTACATTGATCAAATACAAGTTGTTGATTACTTCCAAGACTACGAGGAAGAAGAATTTGAAGTAATTGATATGGTATCAGGATATTAAAAGGGAAAACTATGGCACAAGATAAATTAGTAGGTTGGTTAAATGGTACTCTTGAAGATTGGAGAGATCATAGAGATACAAATTATTTACCAGACTGGAAAGAATACGAAAGACTTTGGCGAGGAGAATGGGCAGCTGAAGATCGACTCAGAGATTCAGAAAGAAGCCGAATCACTTCTCCTGCTTTACAACAAGCTATAGAAAATCATACAGCTGAAATTGAAGAAGCTGTCTTTGGACAAGGTAATCATCTTTTTGATATTGAAGATGACATGATGGACTCAGACAAGTCTGACATTGAATACATGAAGGGCTACATGAAAGAGTGCTTCAAGAAAAACAAAGTTAGAAAAGCTGTAGGTGATGTTATCCTTTTAGCATCTATCTATGGAACTGGTATCGGTGAGATTGTCATTAAAAAAACAAAAGAGTTAGTCCCTGCAACTCAACCCCTTCCTGATGTTGATGCAATAGCCGTAGGTGTAGAAGAAAAAGAAAAAGTTAATGTAACCCTTAAACCTGTTTCTCCACAAAACTTTTTAATTGATCCAACTGCTACTTCTATCGAAGATGCTATGGGAGTTGCTATTGAAGAGTTTGTCTCTGCTCATAAAGTAGCAGAGAATATTGCTAATGGTGTTTACTTCAATGTAGACATCAATGACGATGCTGCTCCAGATAAAGACTTAGAATCAAGTTGGATTGATACAGAGTATAACGATGATAAAGTTAAAATTGTAAGATACTATGGACTTGTTCCTGAAAAATTATTAGATGCTCCTGAAGGAGACAATGTAGAAGATTTATTTGAGACAGAAGAAGTTTCTGACTTAATGGAAGAGTATGGAAATTTAGTAGAAGCTATTGTAGTGATAGGTAACGACAGTAAACTTCTAAAAGCAGAAAGATCTCCATACATGATGAAAGATCGTCCGATTCTTGCTTACCAAGATGACACAGTTCCAAATAGATTCTGGGGTAGAGGTATTGCAGAAAAA